TAATAGCATTTTTTAATTTTTGATTTTTACAAAATTTAATCGTTTCTTTTTGAACGAATTCTAAGTCGGTTGATTCTCTGAAATTCCAAGCATCTTTTAACTTATCAACAATTGATGTATTTAATACTTCATCTTCAACATCATTTATTTCTTCTAAGGTATTCCATCTTTCTTTATCAAATTCATCAGCAGTTATAGGTTCTACTTCATCTATTGAAGCTTCTACTATTATAGAAGCAGCTTCTAAGCCATTGCCATCTATTATTTTACCACTTACTTCTTCTACTATTTCATCAAAGTTCTCTTTTTTAGCTATCATAACTATTCTCCTTTTTAATTAAATTACATAGCGGACCCAACAACTTTGGGCTACTCTTTCAGTAGAATCCAAAACGTGTTAACGCAGTTGAATCCGCTAATTTTCTTCGCTTACTCACATACAAAGGAGGTACAGAATAGAACAAACCAATGCTTTCAGCGAAGATGTCTATTGTCCTCTCATAATCTTATTTGGCATATAACCTACCAAATCTATTGTGAGTCTTTTAATATTTCCATTTTTACAATGTAAAGCCCATGTTTCTACCAATTTATTCACTTCATTTTCAAGAAAATCAAATGTATCATCTGGTAGTTGGATTTTTTGTTGACTAAATACTTTTTTAACTTTTGTCTTTTGAAGCATTTCGTTTTCTCCTTTTTTGTCCTATCCAATCTATGAAATCTTTTATTATAACTTCATATATAAAAATAGCAACCAGGATTTGTATAATAACAAAAAGTTCAAACAATAATATTGTCTTCATATTTTCCTTCCTAGGATAAGAGAGAGATCTCGCTTAACTATCCAGCACCAGACAGTATTAACGGATGGAGATTTTAGCCGTCAACTCTCTCTTTTCCTACTTCTATGCTTCTGCTACAGGAGATAAATTTCTTATAGCAGTTAAATTACGAACACACTTTTCATTAGTATTTAAATCAGCCCATGTATTAATCTTACTTCTATCTTTAGTACTATTCCAGAATGTGTGTGTACATGCTTGAGTTACATCCCAAAGTGTATGATCTACACCATTTGCTGGAGGTTCTGTTATGAATCTATCCACAACTTTACCCCATTGTGTATAACCTAATACATCTTTATTAATGCTGTTTCTGACAGATTTTAGTTTATCAGTTGTATCAACTTTAATATTATTTAATCTATTCAAGTTATCCACGAGCTCAGGCATTGTATCTGCAGCTTGTACAATTGTTTGCTTTGCTTCACCTAATACTTCACTCCAATTAGAATTATTAGGAGTATGTTTAAAACGAAACCTATTAAACCATTGTTTATGGACCATACCATTAAGGCATGATAATACATTGATAAACATATCAAAAGATAATGAGCATGTCATATCATAAGCATTACGCCACATTAGTCCCATTGATACATTATCACCAACAGCTAATTCATGAGTAGCAAATCCATTATTACAGACTTGAGTCATCATATATTTGCTGCCATCGAATATTTCTTTACCTGTTTTCCATTCTCCAGGTAAATCTGTTGTAAGAGCATCTGCAAAATCTCTTACTTCTTGATTTGGAATTAACATAAATTGTTCACTTACAACTCCACACTCATGTGGTTTTGTTAACAATCCATTATCTGTTTGATATGGAACTTCCATTTTAATAGAATACATTTTTGATTGCATACTACCATCAGCAATAAATAATGGTACTTTTTCAATCGGTATGTATGGATTAAAAGTGTTCATCTTTCCTCCTTTTTAAGCCACTGACAAATGGCTTAGTTTTTAAACTAACTCCAGGGATTGTCTTTCCCTCTTTCAATTCTTGCAGCACTCTTTTCTTATCTAACTTCAACTCCTGAACTAGAATAAAATATTCTTCAGGTATTAATCTTTCATCTTCAACATCTACAGCACCACTAGAATTCCTTACTTTAACTGGATTAAAAACAGAATGCTTAGGTAAACTACCTACAACTTTATGGTTATCAACAACCAAACTTTTAATCTGTTCATTATCCCTTTTAATAGAATTAAGAACTGTTCTACATTTATCTATATGCTCTTTTACCATATCAATTTTTCTATCATTATCATTGTATAACCAGTAAATACCATCTTCCTTATCATATAGTTCTGCAAAAAGATCCTTAATTTGTACTTCCCTCTCCTTAGGGTCCTTCATATCAAGACCCATTTGGAGAGTCATAATATCTGTCGATATTTCAATCATTTTTCTCTTCTTCATATTATCCTCCCATTTTTCTTTTGATCAACATCAAGTCTACAATTCAATCTTTCCTGTTCCCTATTCTTTATTGTAATAAGTTCAAGATGTTCGATTGATCCTTGATCTCCTCTTATTGGTTTTAATGCTAGTATTTTATTTGCATTGTAAGAGATTCTGAATGATCCTGATGGACTTGATATATCTACACCAGTTTTAAATGCTTCTTTGGATAATTCCCATATAGCTACAACTATACAGTTAAGATCTTTAGATAAATTCATAATTCCTTCAGAGATATCTTTATCTTTTGATATTTCATCTCTAAATCTGGATTTCATTAATCCACAATGATCTATGAATATTACTTCTGGCTTAAAATCAATAACATCAAGCTTTTTCTTTATTTCCCAAGGGAAACATGGTTCAAATTCAAACTCAATATTCTTCATCTCAGGCATACCATTCTTACCACTTTTATAATGATTAACAAGAGTTTCTTGATTCCAACCATTATGAATCATAGATAATCTTTCCATTACTTGTCTTCTAGACATTTCAAATTCCATGAAGTAAGCTTGTTTTTTAAATGCTAACAACCAATTCAGTATTAACATTGACTTCATAGATTCTGGTGGTGCAGTAATTAAAACTGTTTCACCTGGATGTACAGGAAAATGTTGACCATATATTTCTCCTATATCTAATGGTACTTGATCTGATGCATAAAATGTTAACAACTCTTTCTCAAGATCACTTATATTAAAGCTGCTAATAGATTTCTTTGATTTATATAGTTTACATTCAGAAGAACATAATCTATCCTTTACTTCAGAATTACATCCAAAGTTATAACCTTCTCCATCATTAGCATTATATACTGAGTTGATTATTTTATCCATCTCATCTACAGTAAATGGATTATCACTTGAAGATATTTTCAATCTCCAATGTTCCATAAATACTCTTACAGCATCTTCTGGAAATCTATCTCTTAAATGAGAACCAAGAGTTAATGCAGCTTTATGTCTAAATCCATAAGGAACATTTTCCATCATCTTCTGAATACATATATAATTATTAGATTTAGATATTCTTCCTTGAGATTTGAACTTTACTTTTGGTATAGACTTAGTAACATCAAATATTGCACTTGTTTCTAGATCTTTAAATTGAAAGCTATCTCTTGGTTTGGCAGCATTTATATCTAGCCATTCTTCATTAACTTTCTTTACTTCAGTTCTTTTTAATGGAACTTTCCAATATCCAGAATTTACTTTTAAAGTATTTGGTACTCTTATTAATCTTGTTCTATCTATAACAAGTGGATCAGCATAATCATATATACCTGCATTTTTAAGAACATGTTTAACTCTTAAATTAAGATCATTACATGGTTCCCATTTAAATGCTGTACCTGATATATGAATATGAAATCCTTTTTCACCTGAGAAATAAACTTGTACTGGTATAGCTGATTGAGCATCTTCTAATAGATTTAATAGACCAAATGTTAATTCTTTTGCTTGATCTATATTTGCACCATCTATATCAAATACAAATTCATCTGGCATATATAACTTACCTCTATATCCAGATAATGTCTTTTTCGTTTTAACATATTCTACTACATCATCATCATAATCCCATAAAGACATAAATGTATCTGATGATATATTATAAAATGAACTTATTTTTGTAGGTGGATAGAAATGATGACGATTGGTAAGTGAAAATGCATATTCTTTAAATATCATAATTTATGTCCCCTTAATAACCAGAGCGAATCTGTTTTTGTTTTTTGTTCTTCAACATTAA